TGGTGATTCGCGAGCGCGGTGTTTGCATTGTGCAACAAAATTTCAGATCGAGAATAATGAATGTGTTACCAAAGGAAACAGGAGTGTGAATGCCGGTAACAACAAGGGGTAAAAACGTAACACGCCAGGAGATCGCTGATCTTTTCGGCGTCTCTCACACTACGGTCGACGCCTGGATCAAGCGCGGGATGCCCGTGTCGCAACGCGGCAGCCGGGGCAAGGCGTGGCAGATCAACACGGCGGAAGTGTCTGCCTGGCTCGAGCAGCGCGCGAAGGAATCCGCTGGCGGCAGCGACCAGGCGGACGAGCGGGAGCTGAAGCGCCGCAAGCTCGCAGCCGAAACGGCGAAAGTCGAGCTGGAGCTGGCGAAGGTACGCGGCGAGGTCGTTCCCCTGGCGCAGCTCGAGCGCGCTCTGGCTAATGTATTCGCTGAAGTGAAAACGAATATCCGCTCGGTCCCGAGCCGGGTCGCGACCGCCATCCTGGGCGAAGAAAGCGAGACCCGGATCAAGGCCGTCATTCTGAAAGAGATCGACCAAGCGCTCGAGTCGCTCGGCGACTTCGACCTGGAGCCCGACGAAGATGACGAGTGAGTTCAGCAATTTCGACGGACTGCGGCGGACGATTCATTCCGCAGCGCGTCACCTAAAGCCGCCGCCGAATCTGAAGCCGAGCGAATGGGCGGAGCAGAACGTCCGAGTTCCGATTGGTAACGCGGTCCCCGGTCTGATCCGATTTGATCATGCGCCTTATCAGCGCGAGCCGCTGGATATGACCGCAAACCCGGAGTGCCAGCGGATCACGCTGATGTGGAGCGCCCAGGTCGGGAAAACCATGCTCGCGCTATGCGCCCAGGCGTTCAAGATCGGGCAAGACCCGCAAAGCCAGATAATGATGCAGCCATCCCAGGGTGATTTGGCGACCTGGCTCGAGACGAAATTCAATCCGCTGGTGGAGAGCAATGACCAGCTCCAGGACTTGATCGCCAAGCCGAGGGCAAGGGAAGGCGTCAACAATCAGCGCATGAAGAGCTATCCCGGCGGTTTCCTGATGTTTTCCTGGTCGGGATCACCTAAGACCATGCGCGGACGTTCGGCGCCTTTCATTGTTTGCGATGAAACTGACGGCTATGACAAAAGCCAGGAAGGGCATCCGGTCTCGCTATTGTGGCAGCGCGCCGCGACATTCGGCGACCGGCGGAAGCTGCTCGAGATCAGCACGCCGACAATCAAAAACGCGAGCTGGATCGAGGATGCTTATTTGCAGGGCGATCAGCGGCACTTTTATGTGCCATGCCCGAGCTGCGAGCATCGGCAGCAGCTCACCTGGTCGAGTGTGATCTGGGACGAAGATCAGCCGGAAACCGCTAAATATACTTGCAACGGCTGCGGCGTAATGTGGAGCGATGGCGAGAGAATCGCTGCGATCCGGCGCGGCGAGTGGCGCAGCTCCGCTGAATTCCGAGGTCATGCCAGCTATCACTTAAACGAGCTTTATTCCTGCTTCCGAAAGCTCGGCGATATCGCGCAATCATTCATCGAGAAAAAGCGCAGCGGCGATCTCCAGACATTTGTGAATGTCTCCCTGGCTGAGACCTGGGAAGAGTCGGGCGACAGTGTTGATCAGGATATGCTCGAGCATCGCGCCGAGGATTGGGGCGACCGCTGGCCGGATCAGGTCGTCACGGTCGTCGCCGGGGTCGATGTCCAGGACGACCGCCTCGAGGTCGAGCTGGTCGGTGTCGGTCGAGACGAAGAAACCTGGTCGCTCGAGTATATGGTGCTGCCCGGCGATCCCAGCTCGCCCCAGGTGTGGGCTGATCTCGATGCGGTGCTATTCGCCAGCTATGAAACCCAGGACGGTCGCGAGCTGGGCGTTCGCGCGACTTGCATCGATACCGGCGGACACCATACCCAGGCGACCTATCGATATATCAAGGGCCGGGAGTCGCGGCGAGTATTTGGCATCAAGGGCGTCGGCGGTGAAGGTCGCCCCCTGGTCGGGCGCCCCAGCAAAAACAACATCGGGAAGGTTCGGCTTTACCCGGTCGGGTCTGATACTGCAAAAGAGCTGGTTTATGGGCGGCTGAAGATTACCGATCCCGGTCCTGGATACTGTCATTTTCCCGATGATCGTGATTCTGAGTATTTCTTGCAGCTCACGGCGGAGCAACTTGTCACGCGATACGTTCGCGGCCATGCAAAGCGGCAATGGGTGAAAAAGCGGCGAAGGAATGAAGCGCTCGACGTTCGATGTTATGCTATGGCGGCGCTATATATTTCCGGCATCAATGTCAATATACTAGCGGATAAAATCGCCGACCAGCGAATCGATGGCGGCGGTGAAAAACCCGAGCGCAAAAAGCGGCCCGCGAATTCAAGGAAATCGGGCGGATTCGTTAATAATTGGAGGTAGGAATTGGCAAACCTATTTGATGCCGCAGCCGCGCCGGAGGGCGAACCGTCCGAGATCGTCGTCGGCGACTATATTCAATGGAAACGGTCAGACCTGACGACCGATTACCCGACCGCCGACTACACTGCCACCTATATCGCCCGGATTACCGGCGGCGGCGCGAGTGAGATACAGCTCACCGGCACCGCCTATAACGGCAGCTATTTGTTTACGGCGGATTCGACGACATCGGCGGATTTTGTCCCTGGCTATTATCACTGGCAGCTCGAGATCGTCCGCAACTCCGACAGCAATCGGGTCGTCGTGGATCGTGGCGCTTTCATTACCATTGTCGACCTAGATGTAAACAATTCGGACCCCCGGCTTCATGCCGAGAAAATGCTCACCAAAATCGAGTCGCTGCTCGAGGGGCGAGCTGATTCTGACGTTTCAAACTACGCAATCCAGGGGCGCAGCCTGACGAAATTATCAATCGACGAGCTGATCAGGTGGCGCGATTACTATCAATCCGAGGTTAATCGGATGAAGCGCCTCAACGAAATCAAGCTCGGACGCAAAACAGCGGCCACGGTCAAGGTGAGATTTATCTGATGGGAATGTTCGACTTTCTTCGCAGGAAGCCGAAGCCGGTCAAAAAGCGCGGATTTGATGGCGCTGGCACCGGGCGGCTGTTTTCTGATTTTGTGACATCGCAGCGCTCGGCGGATTCCGAGCTGCGCTATTCACTGAAAACGCTCCGCAATCGCTGCCGAGAGCTTGCCAGGAACAACGAATACGCTCGCCGATATCTTCACCTGGTCAAAACTAACGTCGTCGGAGAGCGCGGTGCGTCGCTCCAGGTGAAGGCCACCAATGTCGACGGCAGCCTGGACCAGATCGGCAACTCGATCATCGAGCAGGAATGGTCCCGCTGGAGCAGAGTCGGGAATTGCACGGTCGACGGGCGCCTGTCATTTACTGATGCCCAGGCAATGGTCGCCGAATCTATGGCTCGCGATGGCGAGGCGCTGGTCAGGTTTGTCAACTATGACGGCAACCAGGACCGATTTGCGCTCGAGTTTTTAGAGCCCGATCTGATCGATGAGGAAAAGAACGAGCGCGCCCCGAACGGCAACGAAATCAGGATGGGCGTCGAGTTCGATCAATACCGGCGCCCGGTCGCTTACCACATGCTCACCGAGCATCCCGGCGACTACCAATTCCACCAATATGATCGGCGCACTCAGCGAGTCGAGGCCGAGAGTATCTTGCACTTGTATATGCCAGACCGAGCCCAGCAAACGCGCGGGGTTCCCTGGATGTCGACCGCGCTGACATCGCTGAAGATGCTGCACGGTTATCGCGAGGCGGAGCTGGTTGCAGCCAGGACGGCTGCGAGCAAAATGGGCTTTTTCGTTTCCCGATCCGGCGATGGATTTATGGGCGACGATCTCGAGGATGGCATTGTTCCGCTGACTGATGCGGAGCCTGGCACATTCTTCCAGCTCCCGAGGGATGTCGAATTCCAACCCTGGGATCCGTCGCATCCGACTAGCGCGTTCGGTGATTTCGAGAAATCGATCCTGCGCGGCATCGCGTCCGGGCTCGGCGTTTCCTATCACTCGCTGGCTAATGACCTGACGCAAACCAGCTACTCGAGCATCCGCCAGGGCAGCATCGAGGATCGTGATTTCTACAAGATGATCCAGAGCTATATGATTTCGCATTTCGTCATGCCGGTTTATGAGCGCTGGCTGATCAATGCGTTCACGATTGGCACGGTCAATCTGCCCATCGACAAGTTCGACAAGTTCGCGAGCGCGTCGCAGTTCCGACCGCGCGGCTTCCAGTGGGTCGATCCCCAGAAGGAGATCAATGCTCACGTCGTCGCGCTGCAAAACGGCCTGATATCGCTCCAGGATGTCGCTAACGTATACGGGCGCGATGTCGAGGAAGTATTCGCCCAGGTGGCGCGTGATAAGGCGCTGGCCGAGCAGTTCGGCCTCAAGCTGGCATTCGAGCCGTTCGGCGGCGGACAATCGCCCTACGGTCCCGGCAAAATCAATCTGATGACCGGCGAATCATTCGACGCGATGACCGAGGAATCCGATGGCGACTGACTTTCCAAAGCAGGGCGACGATCTGAAGATATCGCTTCGGAATTCCGAATATCCGCAATTCGACCGTGAATTTGCGGAAAACATAAAGGAATTCAACTCCGAGATTTGGGCGCTGGGCGGGAATGTCCGGGGCAATGACGCTTTCCGGTTATGGGGACGCGCGCGGGATGGCGATGAAGCCGGTTCGGTTCTGGATTGGATCAAAGAGCGGGAAGCCTGGGCAGCGCGTCATTTTGAGGATGGCGCCCATCTATCAGATGAAGAGCCGAACAAAAGCAACGTCGCCGGAGTAGTGGCGCAGATGAAATGGGGCGTCATCGGTACGCTCGGCGAGCAAGGCATGAAGGATGCGATCCTCGAGCTGATCAAAAAGCTGGAAGGCAAAAAGGAAGAGCGCCAGCTTTCCGATCAGGTCGAGGCCGCGCTCGAGAATAAGCGCGACGAACACAACGAGGAGGTGGGCGACGATCCGCTGCGGCGGGTGACGCTCGGGATGCTGCGCGAAGTAATGGAGCGCGGCATTGGCGCCTATAAGACAAACCCGGAATCGGTGCGCCCTGGCGTCGGCTCCCCGGAGCAGTGGGGATATGCCAGGGTAAATTCGTTTTTGTTTGCGATGAAGAATGACCGATTCCAGGGCGGAAAACACGATACCGACCTTTTCCCGGCGGGGCATCCGCTGGCATCTGATGATGAAAACGAAAAGGCGGAGTATACTGGCGAGATGCAAAAATCAGAGGATGCCGCAGTGGAACAGCGACATATAAAAGAAATCGTCGAAACCGATGACGAAATCATCATCACATTCGCGAAGCCAATGGTCGAAGAGCCCGAAGAGGAGCCCGAGATCGAGGAATCTGGCGGCGATTATGATGAGGAACGACTCTCCAAATCCGAGGTATTCCATCGGATGGAACACGCCGAGATCGAGGAAAAAGATGATCGGCGCGTCGAGATGTCAGTATCGAGTGAGCTGGAAGTCGAGCGATCATTCGGTCGCGAGATGATCGTTCACACCGAGCAGACGCTCGACTTAAAGTTTTTGCGATCCGGCCATGCGCCGCTGCTGCTGGATCACGACCCCGAACGACAGATCGGGGTGATCGAATCCGTAAACCTGGATGGCTCGGCTCGGCGTCTCCGAGCGACGGTGCGCTTCGGAAGGGGCACACTCGCCAGCGAGGTTTATCAGGATGTAGTCGACGGCATTCGCTCGAATGTCTCAATCGGCTATAAAGTTCGGAAGATGGAAAGAGACAAAGACGATCAAGGTCTGTTTCGAGTAATTGACGCCGAAATCATGGAGGTCTCTATCGTTTCACTTCCCGCCGACCCGTCCGTCGGTGTGGGGCGTTCGGTCGAGGTATCCGACACCGCTACCATTAAACCCATCGAAAAGGAGGTTCCTATCATGGAACAGGAAAACCATATCGATTTGGATCAGGTACGCGCGGAAGCCGCTGCCGAACGATCCAAGGAAGTAAATGAAATGCTCGGCCTGGCCGCCAAGCACAATCAGCGATCATTCGCTGACGACGCTATTCGCCAGGGCATGACATTAGCGCAGTTCCGAGGCGCATTGTTGGACAAGATTGCCGACAAGCCCCTGGACGTCGCTGACGTTGAGCTAACGCCAAAAGAAGAGCGCCAATATAGCCTGATCAACGCTATCCGCTCCGCGCAATCTGGCCGCTTTGACGGCTTCGAGCGCGAAGTATCTGAAGAGCTTGCCAAGCGCTACGGCAAAGAGCCTCGCGGCTTTTACGTTCCGTCCAGCATCTTCAAGCGCGATCTGACTGTCGGCACTAACACCGCTGGCGGCTTTTTGAAGCCTACCGACCATCTGGGCGGCGAGTTCATCGACGCGCTGCGCGCGAACCTGGTGATCTCAAGCCTGGGCGCTCGCATGATGCAAGGACTGAAGGGCGATGTCGCCATTCCCGCGCTGAACGCGAAAACGTCTGTCGGCTTTGTTGCCGAGAACACTGCACCTGGTGCAGAGGGCGCGCCTACGTTCCGTCAGGTAACGATGTCACCTAAGACTCTGGTTCAGTATGTAGACATCTCTCGCAAGCTGTCTATGCAGTCTGATCCTAGCGTCGAGCAGGTTATCCGCGACGATCTGACCCGCCAGTTCGCGGCCAAGATCGACGAAGTGGCAATCGAGGGCGGCGGTTCTAATGAGCCGACCGGCATCACTCAGACCAGCGGCATCGGTTCTGTTGCTATGGGCACCAACGGCGGCGCAGTTACTTACGCCAAGCTGGTAGACCTTGAGAAGGAAGTCGCAATCGACAACGCGCTGGCTGGTAATCTGGCATATCTCACTAACCCGAAAGTGGTCGGTGCTATGCGTCAGACTCCGCGCCAGGCGAGCGGCGTCGAGGGCAATTTCATCCTCAACGATAGCAACACTCTGTTGGGTTACAACGTAGCAAGCTCGACGCTTGTTCCTTCGGACTTGACCAAGGGAACCAGCTCCGGCGTTTGTTCGGCTGTAATCTTCGGAAACTTCAACGACTTGATGATCGGTATGTTCGGCGGTCTCGATGTGCTGGTTGATCCCTACACTGGATCGGCTACCGGCGCGACTCGAATCGCTATGTACCAGGATATCGATGTTGCAGTCCGACACGCAGAATCGTTTGCCGCGATTCTTGACATCACGACTTGATAGTCAAAGTGGCGCCCTTCGGGGCGCCTTTTCTTCGAGGTAAATATGAAGGTTAAATTGGTAAGCTCAATCGCCTGGAAGGGCGAACACCAGGAAGCCGGGAGCGCGCTCGATGTAAGCGATGCAGACGGCCATTGGCTCATTTCTCGAGGTCGCGCGGTCGCATGGACTGAAGCGAATCAAATCGACGCAGACAATCGCGCTGCGAAGCCCAAGGCAACCAGAAAGAAAGCGGCGAAGTAAATGGCGGTCGAAACCGATATCGAGCGAGCTGTATTTTTCAGCGCTGACGATTTCGGCGTGACGGCCACCTATACGCCAAGCGGCGGAGCTGCTGCCAGTATCACCGGGATTTTTGATGATGAATTTGAGCCCATCGAGGCGGGTGGGTTTGTCCCGGTAGCGAGCAGCGCGCCGATTTTTCATTGCAAGACCAGCGACGTTTCGGCGGCTGCCGAAGGTGATGCGCTGACGGTAAACTCAACGAATTACATTATCCGGGTCGTGATGGATGACGGCACCGGGACCACAATGCTCCAGCTCGAGAAACAGTAATGGCGCACGTTCGGAAGCAAATCCGCGACAATATCGTGACGACACTGACCGGGCTGGCGACTACCGGCAGCAACGTATACCGGACTCGGGTTTATCCCCTGGCTGAAAACAAGCTGCCCGGCCTGGCAATCTACACTGACACCGAAGAGGTCGAGGTCCAGACGATCAACCCACCGCGCACTCAGGTGCGAACGCTGACGATTACGGTCGACGCATTTGTCAAGGGGGTATCGAATTTCGATGACGATCTGGATACAATTAGCGAGGAAATAGAAGAAGCACTCGCGGCGGATATCACGCGGGGCGGCCTGGCAAAAGATACCAGGGTCGTGTCGTTCGATGCGGATTTCTCAGGCGAAGGGGATCAACCCGTCGCCATCGGAAAAATCGGCGTGACGGTTCAATATGTCACGCTCGAGAATGCGGTCGATACCGCCGTATAAAGGAGAGCATGACATGGCAAAACGAATTCAGGTGTGGCCCCCAGGCGGCGGCGACCCGATAACGGTTTATGAGCTTGACGCGGGTCGGCTCATAATGAACGGCTGGACTACTGAGTCAGCAAAGGCAAAACCGAAGGCGAAATCGAAAGATCGAGCCGCAACACCGAAAGCCGAGGAGGCAAACTAAATGGCAACACTTACGGGCAACAATGGAACCGTAAAGGTCGGCTCTGTCGCTATTGCGGAGATTCGATCTTTCAGCGTAGACGAGACGATGGACACCATCGAGTCGACCAGCATGGGCGATACTTATCGCACGTTCGAGACTTCACTGAAGAGCTGGAGCGGATCGGTCGATATCTTTTTCGACGATACTGACACGACCGGCCAGGGCGCCTTGACTGTCGGCAGCGAGGTTACTGTCAACTTCCAGGTTGAAGGCGACACAACTGGCGATCACTTGCTTTCTGGCGCGGCTATCGTGACCGGGCGCACGATCAATAGCTCTTTTGACGGTCTGGTCGAAGCCTCTTTGTCGCTCCAGGGCGACGGTGCGCTGACTGAAGGTACGGTAAGCTGATGGCCGCCGAGAAATCGAAGTCGCGCGCCATCCAGCGAGCGACTGAGCATTTCAAGGCAAAGCCGTTAAAGCGAATCGAGATCGAGGAGTGGGGCGACGAGGATGGGCCGATGGTGGCTTATTCGTCGCCCTTTACTCTAAAGGACCAAGGTCGCTTGCAGTATTTAACGGAAAAGCAATCCGCCGCTGATACCCTGGCCGAGCTACTGATCATGAAGCTGGTCGACGAGAATGGCGATAAGCTGTTCACGATTGAGGATAAGAACGCGCTGCGGAATGATGTCGACGCCAACGTCGTCGCGCGCATTGCCAATCAGGTGATGTCGGGTGATGCCGAGGCGCTCGAAAAAAACTAAGAGAGTCGGCGGACAGGCGATTCCGGTTTGTGCTGGCTGAAAAGCTGGGGATGACCGTATCCCAGCTCGAGGCCGAAATGTCCGTCGATGAGTTTATCGAATGGTCGTTATTCTTCACGATACAAGATGAGGAATATCAGAAGCAGCGCAGCGAGGCGATGAGTGGCAAACCAAACCGTCAAGGTCGTATTTGAAGGCAAGGATCAGACATCCAAAGCCATCAACTCGCTGAAAGGCAATCTCAACCAGGCCAGCAAAGCGGTCGACAAAATCAAAAGCAGCCTGGGCGGCATGGTCGGCGCCCTGGGTGCTGCTGCTGGTGCCGCCGGTTTTGGCTTAATGGCGAAAAGCGCGCTGCAAACTGCTGATGCTCTCGGTAAGACATCACAAAAGCTCGGCGTCACGGCGAACGAGCTTTTCAAATTCCAAACCCAGGCAGAGCTTGCCGGGATATCTAGCGACACCGCAAACATGGCTCTCCAGCGCTTCACCAGGCGCACGGCGGAGGCAGCCATTGGTACCGGCGAGGCGAAGGCCGCGCTCGAGGAGCTGCGGATAAACGCTGACGCGCTGCAACGGCTGCCGCTCTCCGAGCGCATGAAGGTTCTGGCGGACGCATTCTCCGAGGTCGAAAGCCCGGCGGATCGGCTGCGCCTGGCGTTCAAGCTATTCGACTCCGAAGGCGCGGCGATGGTGAATATGCTCGAGGGCGGTCGCGAATCGCTTGAAGAGACTGAAGCCAGGATGCGAGAGCTGGGGATCAGCATCAACAGCCGATCAGCCCCGGCGGTCGAAAACTTCAATGATGCGGTGTTCCTACTCCAGCGGAGAGTTCAGGCCGCAATGATCGACGGGCTCGGCGAGGCAGCTCCGATCATGGAGGATGTCGCGGACAAGCTGGCCGAGATGGCCGTTCCGCTGACCGGGAAGCTGCTGAAAGGTTTTCAGTGGTTATTAAGCAATCTCGATACGATTGTGCGGGGCTTCAAGCTGCTGATCGGCGCCCTGGTCGTGATGAAGGTCGTCCAGTTCACGACGGCGATTCTCGCCCTGGTGAAAGCCCTGGGAGGAATGGCTGCGATCCTGGCGGCGCTAGGTGGACCGATCAGCCTGCTCATTGCAGGAATCGGCGCGCTCGGTGCGGTGATCTACAACTTCCGCAGCGAGATAATGGATTCAGTCGAGGCGCTCGACGATTACCTGGGGATAACGGATAAGGTCAGCAAAGCGGTCAAGTTCTTCAAAGGCATCCTGGGCGATTCCGAGGATCAGGTCGAAGATAATACCGACACGACCAAAAAGGCGACCAAAGAAACCGACAACTTCGAGGAAGCCGTCGACAATCTAAAGGATACGGTCAAGAAAACCGATCCGCCGCTCGAGGGTTTCGGCGATACGGTCGATTATGTGGCGACCGAAGAAATCCGGGCCGCTGCCAGGACTGACGCATTCCGCGAAGCGCTCGAGGATTTGCGCGAAGCTGCGCGGACGGGCGCCGATGATATTGAGGATTTCCAGAAGGAAATCGCCGACTTCGAGAAAACGGTGAACAACACCGAGGCGACGACCGAGGATTTTAATGACGCGCTGCTGAATAGCATCGAAGAGCTGACCGGCGTGACGTTCGAGGCGCGCGCAGTTCGACAGGAAATTGACAAGGTAAAGGCGTCAATAGAAGCTCTCTCCAAAGCCGAGGGCGATTTCAACGACGAGCTGGCTGTTTTGAATCGCCGCCTGGAAGAGCTGGGCGGTGAATTGGTCGAGGCAACTAAGGCAGCGGACGGGCTTACCGCATCGCAGCGCGAGGTGCTGGACGAAGTAAAGAAAACCGAAAATGAAATAAAAGACCTGAATGACAAGCTCGATGATCTAGGCGCGCTTTATAAGAAAGGCGCAATTAGCGCTCGCGAATATCAGATCGCGACTGAGAAAGTAAACGCGGAAATCAAGGAGCTGAACCAGGTCGATTTGACCGAGTTCGAGCGTTCCGTTCGCGATGCATTCGATGGCTCTCCAGTGGAGGAGTTCTTCGACAAGCTCGATCAGGTGACCGGCGGGACCGGCGCCCTGGATTCGCTTGTCAAAGATTTAATCGGAGCTGGCGGCGTCAAGTCGGCAATTGCAAACTGTTTCGGCACTCAGCCCGTGACCAACTTCGAGGAAGCGGTGAAGCGCTTATTCACGGGTTCTGGTTCAGCACTGGGCGGCTTCGGTGCGGCCCTGGGCAATCTTACATCCGCGCTCGGCGGATTCTTCTCTGGCGCTCTCTCGAGCTTTTCATCGTTCAAAGATGCAGTGGTCAGAACACTCGAGCAGATCGCGGCGGCTGCCATTGCATCGGTCGGGATTAGCTTTCTGAAAAACCTGATCCCAGGGCTGCGTGATGGCGGCATGGTGGAAGGTTTTGCAACGGGTGGACAGGTAAGCGGCCCAGGCGGCCCGACGGCTGACCGGGTTCCTGCAATGCTCTCCGATGGCGAATATGTGATTCGCGCCAGCTCGGTAAATAAGTTCGGCGCCAGGTTCTTCGATGCGCTGAATTCCGGGCGGCTGCCCAAGTTCGCACTCGGCGGATTGTTTGGCGGCACTTACGGCTCAATCGATAATTTTGACTGGTTCGAGCTTTTCCGAACCTATTTCGGACCCGGCGATGTTTCGGGTACTGAAGGTCTCGCCCAGGGTATCGCGAACGTCGTGAATACAATTTTGACGACAATGGAAACATTCCAGACCGCGATCAAAACCGGGGTCGTGGATGCGATCAATGCGGTCACCGATGAAATGTTCGGCGGCAAGCCTACATTCACGGTCGACTATGTGACCGAGATCATCGACAAGATTCTCGAAGGTGTTTTCGACAAGCTGGTCGAAATCGCTGAAAAGGGCGACGTGATCAATACGGAAGGCAATATCTTCGACCGCATCCGAGAGGCCATATTCAAGGGTGGCACATTCCCTAATGTGAGCGATGAATTTTCTGGCCCATTCCAGCAATCAATGATCGATGAGCTGATCAGGATGATCAGCAATCTTCAAAGCATGATCTTAAATTTTAGTTTCGACGATCATGTCAAAAAGCTATTCAATCGCGCCGATGGCGTGGTCGGCGGCAGCCTTTACTTGCAGGGCCGCCAGTTCGGCGGGCCGCTTGAGCGCGGCCAGGCATCGATGGTCGGCGAGGATGGCCCGGAGCTGTTTATCCCAAACCGAGGCGGCACGGTCTCACCAATCAAGGGTAATAGCGTCGATTTGCAGCAGTCCATCAATGATATGAAAGACGAGATCGTCATGCTGCGGCGACAACTATCGAGAGAGCTGAGTGGTCGACGACCCGCTGGGGTCCGATAATGGCGGTCGCAACTACGCTCGCGGAGCTGGTCGCAAAGAGAAACGTCCAGCTCTCATATATCGCTATTCTGAAGCCCTATGATGTCAGCGGCGCGACCGAGCTGACGCTCTACTATTCCGACAGCGGTTTCGTCACTGAACCCGGCGATACTCCGGCGAATCAGTATTTCGACCCGCGCCTGGTCGAGCCGATCACGTTTTCGCGCACTATGTTCAGCAGCGGCAGGGTCGGCGGATTCTCGCGCCCAGGTTATGGCAACCTGATCCTATCTAACGGCGACGGCGAGCTGGACGACTTCGCCGGGTACGCCTGGGATAGTCGATCAGTCGAGGTGCGGGTCGGCGAGTTCGGGGCCGGGATTTCCAATTTCTTCACCATATTCAAAGGCGAATCGAAAACCATCGAGTTCGATGACGAAACCGTCGAGGTCGTTCTGCGGGACAACCAGGAAGATTTCGCCATCGAATTCCCGCCGAATGTTTATACCGATGTCGCGCTCTCGGCGAATGTCCTGGGAACGCCGATCCCGCTATGTTTTGGCGAGGTCAGGAATATCGAGCCGGTTCTGATCGATTCGACGAATCGGGTTTACCAGGTGAACGACGGAGAAATCAACGCCGTCTCGGCTGTTTATGAGGGCGGTGTCGCGCTAACGCTGACGACCGACTACACGGTCGACCTGACGAACGGGAAAATCACACTGGTCGCAGCTCCGACCGGGATCATCACGGCGGACATCCAGGGATATGTCGACAGCGGCAGCACTTACTTAACCAGCGCGGCGGACATTGCCAGAGAGATCGTCACGACTTACGGCGGCCTGGCTGATCCTGGCGACCTGGATACGGCATCCCTGACGGCGATGAACACTGCCAACAATTCGACAATCGGGATATATGTCAAAGATTCGACAACGATCCTCGAGGTGCTGGATCAGATAGCCAACACCGTCGGCGCGTTTTATGGATTCAACCGGGACGGCAAATTCCAAATGGCGCGCGTGGAGCTGGCGACCGGGACGGCTGATGCCGAGTTCGATCTGACCAATATCATCGAGGTGCAGCGCCAATCGTCGGCAACCCCGAACCACCGGGTTCGCGTCGGGTATGACAAAAACTATCGAGTGATGAGCGAGAGCGATTTCGGGGCATCGGTCACGACCGCGCAGCGGGATTACCTGGTCCGGGAAATGCTCTTCGAGTCAGACAACACCGCGAGCATTCGCACGATTTACCCGAATTCCGAGGAGCTGGTCGTCCCGGCGTTATTCTCGGCGTCCAGCGCTGCCAGCACTGAGGCGACCCGCCTGCTGGCCTTGTACGGCTCGCAGCGAGACTTTTACACGATCAGGGTCAAGACGCAGCCCTACACGCTAAAGCTGAATGACATCGTGCAGATCGCGTTTGATCGGTATAATCTGACCAGCGGCAAGAAATTCCGCGTTATCACGATCACCGAGGATGCGGCATCGAACGAAGTCGAATTGGAGCTGTGGGGCTAAATGGCTGAAAACATTATCATTTCCGCGAATAACTACGTCGACACGGCCTCGAGCATTACGGCGGATTCGGCTGCGGCATCGCTGCCGGTCACAAATCTCCAGGACTTGCAGATCGTGAAAGTATGGCGCACCAGTAGCGCGACCAGCGCCCAGATCGATCTCGACTTCGGTTCGCAGAAGATCATGGATTTTTTCGCGCTGATCGCTCACAACCTGACGACATCGGCGACCGTGCGCTGGCGCTTATCGAATGACAACTTTTCGACGTTTATCTATGACTCGGGCGAGATTAGCGCCTGGGCGCCCATCGAAGGATTCGGCGGATCGCCCTGGGGCGTTTTCACCTGGGGCGGATTGCCGACGGCTGAATTGATTAGTCTCTACAATGCCAGTACGTTCAATCTGCTGGCATCACCGCAGATCGCGAGATATTTGCGCCTGGATATTAGCGATTCGACTAATTCCGATGGCTATGTCGAGGCCGGGCGCCTGATAGCAGGACCGGCATATCAGCCGACGATCAACTACGCGAACGGCGTCGAGATCGAATTCGTCGATGATTCCAGGGTGACGAAATCACGCGGCGGCCAGGTGTTTGTCGATGAGGTCCGCAAATATCGGCGGATCACGTTCGATCTGATTCATCTGCCCGAGAGCGAGATATTCCAAAACGTATTCAACGCCATCGACCGGGTGAAAGGCGTATCGAAAGATGTCCTGGTCATTCCGCAGCCGAGCGATTCGTCGACCTGGCTGACGCAAAACATTTATGGACGGGTCGCGGAGATCGGTGCCATCGAAAACACAACGCTGTCGCGATATAGTCGCACCATGACAATCGAGGAAATAATCTAATGGCTTTCCCTGTTACTTTAAACGGCGTCACCTATACGCTGGCGAATTTCGAGGGCTTGAATTACGTCGAAGGATTCCCCGATGCGCTCGAGGATTTTGTTACTGAGGCAGGCACTCAGGTCTCGGCGGCTGCCACCAGCGCAACAAATGCGGCGACCAGCGAAACGAATGCAGCATCTAGCGCGACCGCTGCCGCGAGCAGCGCAACCGCAGCGGCGGCATCTGCTACGGCTGCCCAGGCATCACTCGACGCAATCGAGGGGCTTTACCTGGGCGCGCAGTCGAGCGACCCGACGGTCGACCTAAATGGCGACGCGCTGACCGCTGGCGATTGGTATTTCAACACTCCAGCCGGGGCCGTCAAAATCTACGATGGATCGGCATGGGTGACGATCACATCGCTCACTTTCGAGCTGGTGGATGACACCACGCCGCAGCTCGGCGGTAATCTGGATTTGAATGGGAATAATGTGGGCGGAGTAACACCGACGGAATTGGGATATGTATCCGGCGTTACTTCTTCGATACAAACTCAGCTCGATTCCAAGGTCGGAGCTAACTACACAGGTGACGTAGACATCACAGGCGAATTGCTGGTTGATAGTTACAACGAGACTTTTAAGCAGGTTTCTAGTGCTTCGTCTTACACCGGCTACCAATTAGGTAGCGCATCTTATATTCAGAATTTTTCAGTAAGCTCTCAAGACAATATTCCGCTTGATGTAGCATTCAACAGCGACGGAACAAAAATGTTTGTGGTCGGTAGTACCAACGACAGTGTATATGAATATGATTTAAGCACTGCATTTGATATTTCTACGGCTTCTTATTCTCAATCTTTTTCTGTTACGTCTCAAGACACTGCGCCATACGGACTAGATTTTAATACCGATGGAACCAAGATGTTTATTTTGGGCGGTACCAATGATGCGGTCTTTGAATATGATTTAAGCACTGGCTTTGATATAAGCACAGCATCTTATTCTCAGAATTTTTCTTTAACATCTCAATCGTCAACAATGATTGGCCAAGGCTTTAGTCCTGACGGAACCAGAATGTACACCATCGACGTTACTTCCGACGCTGTATGGCAATATAATTTATCTACTGGTTTTGATGTAAGCACTGCATCTTATATTCGCAACTTTTCTGTAGGGGCTCAAGATACGTCTCCACATGATGTAACCTTTAATGACGATGGGACTAAAATGTACGTCGTCGGTAATACTGGTGATGATATTATTGAGTATGCTTTAACTACTGGTTTTGAAATTAATACTGCATCTTATGTTCAAAATCTTTCTGTATTTGCTCAAGACGCTTCTCCTGTTGCAGTAAAATTTAATAACGACGGTACTAAAATGTTTGTTGTTGGCGAAGCGAGCGATCAAATACTTGAGTATTACACAAGAGTTCCATCCTACAGCACAACCTTTGACTGCGAAGCCGCTAACGTTTTTGAAACTGTCCTAGACAACAATACCACCGTGGTTTTTAGCAACCCGCCAGCGGCAGGGACAGCCACGGACAGCACAGCCTACGCAATGTCACTCAAGGTTGTCCAAGACTCTGGAGCCTCTGGGTACACTGTAACGTGGCCTACGTCTGTTGATTGGCCTAGTGCTACAGCGCCTACCCTGACAGCTACAGCGTCTGCTGTGGATCAATTCGTGTTCTACACATACGACGGTGGAACAACTTGGTACGGGTTTACAGCGGGGCAAGCACTAGGATGAGTGTAGGTAGGTTTTTACAACAGGCGGCGGCTGGTGCTGAATTAGTTGAGCCATTATATGTTTCTTATACAGATAGAAATTCTGGGACTTATCTTTACAGTATAAACGAAAGTACAGATGCGATTACTGCAATCTCTACTCCAAACACATCATTTCGAGGAATAGCGTTTTCAACTGATTCAAAATATGTGTTTTGCGTTAATAGCACTTATACAGCCGTAGAAATAAGAAATTTTGATGCGTTGACTGGAACCATTGGATCGTTGATTGCAACAACATCGGCGGTTACGGCAGCAAGCGGATGCCAGATAAAAACCAACCGTGCGGCGCTTAATGATGTGGGAAAACATCAATTTGTTTTTTATACGGACAACGCTTATATCTATGAGTTTGACGGATCAAGCGTAACACTTAAAAGCACTTGGTCGCCCGGAGGCAATTTTAGAAGTATAAATTTCAGTAGAGATGGCGCATATATTTGCAGGGGTGCGTATAACGTTGGGGTAGTGTATGGACCTTACTCAACATCAACGGGAACGGTTGGGACGACAATTACATGGAACGGTGATGCGTCTCAGCATACTTGTTTTAGTCAGGGCTCGGGTTGGTTGATAAATACTGTCAATATACGAACAAGGATTTTTGCTTACGGCGCAACAAGCGGTTTTGTAAGCAGCGCCACGGGTGGCTCTACAGGTTGCGATTGTAATGTTGATGGGCTACTGGCAGTTCACCAAGGTGTTAGCTTATTCAATGAGTCAACCGGAGGAACCAGCGCCGGAGCAACGCTTCCAAATTGCCCTGCGGCTCTTAGAGTGGAACACGCAGTATCAGACTCAAACAATGTAAATTCCAATATTAGATATGTTTTGGCTGGTTCATACGATGGCGGCGACAGAATTTACAAGGTTGATATTACAACGTCGCCAACCGTTACGGTGACTGATCTAGGGACTTTGACAGGTCAGGTTTTTCAAGCGAATGATTTGAATTTTAGTAGGTGAAAAAATGAGCGTATATCGCATTAGGTCAACGGGTGACGTTAAAACTCAAGGCGAAATCCGAAAGATGCATCCAAATGTCTCATTGCCGAAGATATGGGGCGAAAATGTGCATGAGGCGCTAGGAATTGATCCCGTATTGCCGTCTCTTCAGCCCGATGCTAGCGGGCCGTATAAAACCATCGCCCGCGATGGCGTCGAGCAGGACGCGAATGGGAATTGGGTCTACGCCTGGACCGAGCGCGAAATGTTTACCGAATACACCGACGACGATGGCGTCACTCATTCGGTGGCGGATCAGCAGGCGGCGTATGACGCGGAAAATACTGCAAAGCTGTCTGCTGATGAACGGGCAAAGCGCGACGATCTGCTCAAGGAAACCGATCACTATGGTCTCTCCGATGTCACCATGTCGGACGAAATGACGGCATACCGCCAGGCACTTCGCGATGTTCCGCAGCAGGAAGGATTCCCCAGCACGATCACCTGGCCCACTAAACCCGAGTGATATGAATGGATCCGCTTTCCCTGGTCGCAATAGCCTCGAGCGCATTCAAGGGGCTCGAGGTTCTTGTCAGCAGGGGCGCGGAAATTGAACACGTCGCAAAAAAGCTCGGGCACTGGTACGGCCTGGTCGCGGACATAAAGGAAGCCGAGAAGGAAGCCGAAAACCCGCCGATCTTCAAAAAGCTATTCGATGGCGAATCAGTAGAGCAGCAGGCGCTCAACGCCATCATCGCCAAAAAGAAAACCGAGGAAATGGAGAAACAGGTCCGGGAGCTGATCATCTGGGCATACGGCGATGAAACCTACAAAGAAATGATGGCGATGCGGCGGGAGATACGCGCCAGGCGCGAGGCGACGATCTACAAGCAGCGGCGCAAACAGCGCTTGATGATCGACATCGCTGCAATCATTATTGGGCTTATGGTATCCGGGGGCGTCATTTGGACGGTCTTTTCACTAGTAAAAGGAGCAAGGTAAATGAAAGCAATCGCAGCAATCCTGGCGGTATTTGTATCCGGCGCGTCAGCGCAGACGGTCATTTATTACGAGGATGGCACGACCTACACCGTGCAGCCGAATGAAAATGTGTATGTCGAGACGGCGAAAAAAATGTACCGCAAAAAGAGCTATAAGAACGGGAACGAATATTTCACGCACACCACACCGAGCGAGAAAGTCGATTATGAGCCGGAAGCTCACGAGGGTATGGAGCCGGGTTCTGATGAATGGTGCGAGGCATACGCGCCCCACCTATACGCCAACGGTTTCACATTCGACGATCAGCTATATCTGAGAGCTTGCGTTGACTGATCGAATCGGCACTTTGTTCGTCGCTGCGGCGTGGATCATGGTGGTCCCGATCTTCTTCCTGGTCGGGATCGCCATTGGCTTTTCCGCGCTACTGTGATTTGACGTTCGAGCTGGTACAATTAGCGAAATTTTGGGGGGCTTGGGAACATGGTCGACGAATCGACGAAACAGGTGGTTGATGTACTTAGCGTCGGCACAATGCTCGGGTCTCTGGGCTCCATCTTGCCCCCCGTGGCGGCTTTATTCACGATCATCTGGACCGGCATCAGGATATACGAAACCGATACGGTCCAGGCGCTAGTGAAGAAAAAGGACGATCCACCAGAGGAAAGCTGATGTCCTGGCTGGGTAAGTTATTCGGGGGCGATGGCGCTGCCAGCTCAATCATTGATCAGACATTCGGGCTGATCGATAAATCTTTCTATACCAAGCAGGAGCAGGGTGAGGCGCTGATGAGGGCCGAATCCGACGCTCGCCAGATGACAATCAAATGGCTGGAATCGACCAGCGGCTCCAGGCTCGCACGGCGCGTGATCGCTTTCTCGATCACTGGCACCTGGCTCTTTATGTTTATGGCTGCGACGGCAAGCTCCCTGGTTTCGATATGGGTCGGCGATATCGCAGCGGACAAGCTGGCGCAAAGCACTGAGATTCTGGACGGTCGGATCGAGACAATGACTCCGGCGGTCATGCTGATCCTGGGCTTTTATTTCGCGGCGCCCTACATGGGCGACCTGGCGAAAGGCGCGCTCCAAAAATTCGGGAACGCTCAGAAATGACGGCAGGCGTCGACTTCAAAGTATTAACGAAATGGCTCGAGCTTGATGAAGGCTGCAAGCTCAAGCCCTACTATTGCACCAGCGGGAAGCTCACAATCGGCGTCGGTCGAAACCTGGAAGATACCGGGATCACCAAAGCCGAGGCGCAATTCATGCTCGAGGGCGACATTGTGCGCCTCATGCGCGAGCTGGATGAGCTGTTTCCCGAGTGGCGCGATCTCAGCGAGACCAGGCAAATGGTCGTGCTGAATATGGCTTTCAATCTGGGGACGTTCGGCTTTCTCAACTTCAAGCGAACCATCGGGTACATACGCGATGAAAGATTCGCCGAGGCAGCGGACGAAATGTTGCGGTCTGAATGGGCCGAGCAAGTGGGGGCAAGGGCGAAAAGACTCTCGGACGCTATGAGGGAGGATAAACCGCCCGTTTAAAATCTGATCGGGTCAGCGAAACAGGCCCGGAAATCCAGGGCCGCGTATTATTTCACCGGGAAGCCGTGCAAATTCGGCCACCTGGCGCCTCGCTACACTTCAAACAAATGCTGCTCGACTTGCGACGCGCTCAAGCGCACCGGCATGAGCCCAGCGGATCGCGAGGAGCTGCGCGCGTATTGGCGGGATTATGACCGCAGGCGCGGCTCCCGGAACGATTACTGGCGAGAGCATTACCACAAAAATTCGTTCTATCTTTACGCTGCCCGATATGTACGCCCGAAATACAAGGCGACGCACCGACGCTCAAAAGAAAGGCGACGGCTTTACATTGAGCAGGCGAATATCCTGCGCGACAATAATCTGGTCCAGGCGGATATCGAGGCCATTTACTGCCAGGCGCGCGCGGTCACTGCTGAGACCGGAATCACGCACTCAGTCGATCACATTGTTCCGCTGCGCGGCGAGATGGTTTGCGGCCTTCACGTCCCCTGGAATATGCAAATTCTGACGGCTCGGGAAAACTCGATAAAAGGCAATCGCTGGGATGATTAAGTTAAAAACGGAGCAGGGTGATCTATATATCCGGGCTGGGGAAGTTCTGATGCTGCTGCCCGAGCGCGGTCGTCCTGGCTGCTCAATGATTTACACGCAGCTCTTTCCCGATGGCTTATCGATTGATATGTCCACCGAGGAAATACTCGAGGAGCTTAATGGCGCGGAAGAGTGGGAATTCGAGCTGATCGAGGATGATGAAGAGGAATAAAAAAGCCCGGTGGTTGCGGCACCGGGCATAGGACTTTTAGGAGTCTGACCGCCAAAGGGTAAACGGTCAGTTTAGAGATTACTCTTAATTTTCAAGGTTTTCAAACGGATCGTGCGCGCCTCTTTCGCAGCGACTACGCGCTCCGGCTGCGCTTTGTAATGCCGCACCGGCCATTCGACTCCATATTTCCCGGCCTGCCCGAGCGTGGCGTCGCCCATCGCGGTCATCACTTTCAGCTCCAGCTCGGCAATTTCATCCTCGAGCTGGCGGCGGTGATCGCGCAGCAGCTCCAGATGATAGACATCATTCTCGAGGCCGTTCAGCTCGACTGGGGTTTCGCTCTTTTCTGCTGGCGGGATCGCGGCGTCGTCGATGTTGACCGGCGCAAACCAATCTTCGGCAGCAACCCGGCGCCGGAAGTCGGCACAAATCTCGGTGATCTCGGCCTGGATGTCCGGGTCGGCAGGGATGACCGTGATCCGGCGCTCAATGCCCCGATGCAGCGTGACAATGATCCCGGCGCTCGCACCGGTCGCCATCATCTGCGCCTGGAGCTGGATCGGGCCGCGATATAGCGGAATATCATCGCTCGGCGGTGCGGTCGTGACCTTGCACTCGATAGGGATGCGCCCCTGGAGCGTGATTTCATCGCTGCCGTGAATCTTGACGATACCATTGTCCTGGACGCGGACGGGTTCATCGATCTCCACAATGCCGTCGCAGCTCACCTGAAAATCGTCGAGCTTAATGACCGGCGGCGAAAGCTCCGCCTGCGGGATGTGCAAATGCGCGCAGCAATCGCGGATCAACACCGGCTCGAGCAGATTGCCAACGATGCCTGGCTCCCCGATATCGTAATCCGGCAGCGGACCCGACTGCGCCTCGATAGATTTCCGCAGCTCATCGTTCGGCGTGGACCAGGGATGCGGAATCCCATGTCGCCAGCAATAAAGAACCGGGATGCGCGATCCCGACATTTTGGTGTCGTCTGATAATTTGCCGACCATGTGGCCCCCTGTTTAAAAATTTGACACTCGCCCATAATAGGCATTACGCTCGGCCTGTCAATTACTAAGGGGGACGACATGACCCTGGAAGAGATCATCGCAACATTCGGCGGAGTATCGCAGACCGCTCGAGCCCTGGGCGTTACCAGGCAAACCATTTATCACTGGCGGCGGAAGGGCGACATTCCCGAGGCGCGGCGCATCCAGGCGGAGGTGATCATTGGCAGATCAGACTAATCGCTTCGGGCACCTGGTCGACAATTTTTTCCTGTTGTTTGTCGGCCTGCGCCTGGCGGAGATCATCACCTGGTCGTGGTGGTGGGTGACTGCGCCGCTATGGGGTTCGCTGCTGGTCGGCTTTCTAGTCGCGTTCGGGCAGAGCTGGCATAAGCAATCGAAGCGCAATCGATGGATCAAGATGAAACAGCAAAAGGCGGAGCGTGATGCGAGTGTCGCTGACGAGTGACGAAATTTTCCTGGCAGCGACGGCGGGCGTGATCCGCCGGATGCGCGGCATCAGCGGAAAGCTCGATAAAAACCAGCATGGGCTGCCGGACAACGCGCCTCGATGGGAAAACGATATCGAGGGCGCCCTGGCTGAGTCAGCGCTCGCGAAAGCCCTGGGACAGTATTGGCGGGGAGCGGGTCCGCTCGATGAGCGGCACCATCCAGACGTGGCGGATTTTGATGTTCGCGCGACTAAATACGAAAACGGACATTTGATCATCCACCCGGACGACGCAAACAAGCGACGGTTTTACCTGGTGACGGGATCAGACGGCGAATATCGAATCGCCGGGTGGTGTTATGGCGAGGAAGGCAAGCGAGAGCGCTGGTGGCGCGATCCGACCGGGAAGGGTCGCCCGGCATTCTTTGTACCGCAATCGGAGCTGAGAGCATTTAATGGGAAGTAGAAGCCGCAACAAAGGCGCCGCTGGCGAGCGAGAGCTGATCCTCGAGATCGAGCAGTGGACCGGCATCCGCCTCGAGCGGAATCTCTCGCAGGCATTCGGCGGCGGTCACGATCTGATCGGGCTCGATCATTGGGCGATTGAATGCAAGCGATACCGCGAGATCACAAACGCGGACAAAAAAGAATTTTGGGAACAAGCGGTAAAGCAAGCGCTGAAGGTGCGGAAGGTTCCGGCGGTTTGCTTCCGGGCTGACCGGCAGCCCTGGCGGGTGCTGGTTCCCTACCCGACCGACCTATATCGGCTCGAGGATTTTAGACGCTCGGCGGAAGTATCGCTCGAGCTTTTTTGTGGACTGATAACGGAGAAGATATTGTGAAAGAAAGCGATCAATTTAAAAAAATAGCCGAAGGTTTGGCGAAGCGAGTCGAGTCTGCGGCCATCACGCCAGGCTACATTTCGATGTCTGATCGAGACATTGACAGGCTCAAGGAGAAATTAGCTAAACGGCTACGGGATACGATGATGTTTTGCATTGAGCAATATGGCGGCAAGAATCCGGCGACCATAAAAAGTTTGGCGGAATCATCAGAAGAGCAGGAATTCGGCCTCATGCTGGAAATCGAGACCTATTTTGCGGATCGGTTTGAGGTGATGCAAAAAGCCGGAGATCAGAAAACGGAGGCGGTTCGCGTCAAAAATGAAAAGGGGGGTACGATCCAATGAAACTTTCCGAGATAACAAAGGGGGGCGCCATTCAACCGCCCAGGGTTTTGATTTATGGACCCGCAGGCGTCGGGAAAACGACGTTCGCAGCCAGCGCGAAAAACCCGATCTTTCTGCCCATCGAGGATGGGCTCGGGCGGATAGAAGTCGACGCATTCCCCAGGCCGAAAAACTACGCCGAGGTGCGCGCAGCGCTCGATGAGCTGATCAACGAAAATCACGACTATCGGACCCTGGTGATCGATTCTCTGGATTGGCTCGAGCCGCTGATCTGGGCGCACACTTGCGAGCAGAACAAATGGCAGAGCATCGAGCAGCCGGGCTATGGTCGCGGATACGTCGAGGCGCTGCGCTACTGGCGGGAATTCCTGGATCGCGCCAACTATCTGCGCGACGCGAAGAAAATGGCCTGCGTGATGATCGGGCATTCAGCGATCAAGCGATTCGAGGCGCCCGACGCCGAGGCATTCGACCGCTATGTGATCAAACTCCAGGCGAAAGCCTGCGACCTGGTATCCGAGCATTCGGACGCGATCTTATTCGCAAACCAGCGCTATTCGACGATCAAAACTGAGGATCGGGGTCGCACAAGGACGCGCGGCACCGGCCAAGGGGATCGCGTCATGTACACCGAAGAGCGCCCGGCCTGGGTCGCGAAAAACCGCTACGGGCTGCCGCCAGAGATGGCGCTCGATTGGGCCGAATTCGCGGGTGCGCTCAAGAAATGAGCGAACAGGTATATCGCCCCTGGGCGGACAATCCACCTACCGAGGCAGAGCTGGGGGAGACCCTGGTCCTGCTATGGGATCATCATCCGCCGGTTTTTTGTATCGCGCGGATCGTCAAGACACGCGGCGAATTCACAATCGCTGCGTCGGTCGCTGACTTCAAGCGGCTGTTTCACCTGGGGCTCGATCCGATGAGCCCTGATTTTTGGACTTACTACCCGAAAGGGGGGAGCGTAAAAAATGGCATTTAATGCAAGCGATTGGGCAGGA